ATAAAGCATCTCTTAATTCTAATGTTCCATCTGCAGTTGTAAGCATTTGTTCAAACGCTGCTGCTTGCCTTAAATCAACAACTTCCATAACATCTGCCATACTGCCTCCCTCAGTAATAAACTTTTTCATAGCAGGAACTAACTGATCTAAAGAGTGAATAGTACCACCAAATGCTTTCGTTAAGTCTGATGAAGGGTCTTGCATTTTAAGTAATATGTTTCTTAAGGAAGTACCTGCAATAGAAGCCTCAATACCTGAATCAGTAAGTTTTGACATTATAGCTGCTGTATCTTCAATAGAGAACCCTGCTGATTTTGCAATAGGAGCAACCTTTGTCATGGAGGTTTGCCACTTCTCAATATTCATAGCAGAACTACTAAATGAAACTGCCATAACATCTACCACTCTTTGCGTTTCAGAAGCATCTAACCCAAAACCCCTTACTGCTGCACCTGCAACTAATGCTGCTCTTGCTAAATCACTACCTGTTGCTGTCGCTAAATCAAGAGTTGGCTGTACTGCCGCTTGAATCTCATTAGCAGTAAATCCTAATTTAGAGAAATTTAACATAAGTTCTCCAACCTGTGTTGCTGTAAAGAAAGTTGTTCTTCCTAGTTCTTCGGCAGTCTTGTTTAACGCAGCAAATTCCCTCTCTGTTGCTCCTGATACTGCATTTACTTTAGACATAACAAATTCAAAATCAGTAAAGGTTGTTATTACTGAGCTTACAACTCTATTTACAGCTCTAAAAGCACCAACAATAACACCAATAGCAGCAGCTCCTTTAATGAATTGCTTTGCCATTCCGTTATTAGACTTAGTAATATTTTTTGTTGATTTGGTGGCACCTGCCATATCCTTATTTAAAGTCCTAAGCTGTTTAGAGTTTTCTTTAATAGCTTTAGCTCTTTCTTTGTATGCTTTTGCGTTTTTATGAGATTGCAGTCTCCCTGACTTAGACTCTGCCTCTTGGTCTTTTTGAGCTTTTCTTAACTCTTTTAACTCTTGCTTTAAATCAGCAATTTGTTTAATATTCTTAATTTCTACCTCTATTGCTACTTTACTATTTAATGCCATATATGTTTATTTTAACTTATTGTTAATTGTATTGCTTTACTTGCTCCCACTTGCCCTACTTCAAAGTCTATTTGTTTTCTTATTTCTTCCTTTACCATGTCATTTAATCCCATTCTATCTCCTGTATCTAGGGCGACATTTATAAAGAAATACCTTCTAGGTGCAACCCTATCCCCCATTGGGGTAAAGTATTTTGTTTTTAATTCGCTAACTATATGTGATATAGATTTTCTTTCGTGTTTTTTATTGTCAAACACAAATCC